GCTGAACGGATTTTTTGCGTCAAGGTAGCCAGCGGCTTTCAACGCTTTGTAGATCAAAATCGCAAGTTGTACCAGAAGGTAAATGGTCGCCGGGTCCAGGTTGAACTTTCCAAACTTTTCGGAAAGTCCGCTTTGAAATTCATCGTCGCCAAAGAATGCCGCAACGCCGATCGACTCAAAAGCAACTTGATAGGCCGCGTCGATATGCTCTTGTGTCAGACCTTGCCTAACGCATTCGGCCCGCTTGCGACGTACTTTGGCAAGCTCAATAGATTTTTTTAGGCGGTCCAGCACTTCGGCGACTCCAGGTAGAAAAGAGAGTACGCCGGATTCTAGCTAGTTGGCAAACTTTGTCAAGCGGTTAGGATTTCATCCAAACATCACCAAGCCCCTTTTCAATAAAAATCGGATCAAGAGAACGAACGGCAGTTTTTCCAATAAATCGATATTTGTTTGCAATTGAGGACCTGCCGATCATAACTAAATCCCTGAACGTAACAAGCTTTTCATCTTTTTGCCTTCTCCATGTTGTCTTGACTCGGCTATCTCCCCAAGGGAAAAGATCATTCAGCTTTAGATCGCGTAAGCTTGCTTCTTTTTGCTTTTCGCATAGCTCGGCGACTTCCATCGCCACCGCAGACGCTTCGCAGAGCGAAACCCGCAAATGCCGGATCGTCGCCTCCTGCTCTTCCAGCCGATCGGCGATTTGTGACAACACAGAGTTTTCAAAAGCTTGATCGCTCTTTATGTCGTCGCTGAAATGAATCGTTATCGATACAAGGTTTGCAACGTCGCAATCGGCTTCAAGTGCTCGGCAAGCCTTGATCAGTGTTGCCGTGTCGGTTCGTGTTACTTTTTCCGTTTCTTGTTTCATTACTCGGCCCTCATTGAAACGCGGCCCGACTCAACGATAGGAATATTTGCTTCTGTCGGCACGTAAATGATTTGCTCGACTTCGCCCGACTTGATCGCATCGGCAAACGCTCCGATAAATTCCTGCGTTCGGTACTCAGGATACTTTTGCGACATTTCGCCGACGATCTGAATAGCCTCCGCGCGAAGTTTAGCCGATTCTAGCTCTGCCTTCGCTTGCTCGACTTGAATCTGCTTTTCTTGTTCCGCCTGCATTAACGCCGCTTTGCCTGAAAGGCCGGCACGCCAAACGCCATACGTCGGAACCGCCCATAGCAAAAAACCAAGAAACGTCGCCGCAGTTGACAAGCAAAACACTATTGCAATTATCGGCTCTTTGTATTCTTTCCACATTTTTAAACCTCTCTTTGTTTTTTTGCTTGCTCCGCCAGTTTTCGTTCTTTCGCTGCTTTTCGCTTTAGCCGATTGCGTTCACGCTCCAAATTTTGCTTTTGCTCATACCAAAGCATCGCCTCGATAGACCAAGTCGTAAAATTCTTTCGCGATCGCTTTGCGGCCATTTTCAATTGTTGCCAAATGTCGTCAGGCACGCGGCCCACTTGCCGGCACTTGTCGTAGCTCACGGTTTCCTCTCGTTGCTCATCGGCATAAGGACGTAACTGTAAACACCGCCTGCCGTTATCGCGGTGATCTCGACTGGTGCATTCGACCCGCGGCACTCGATCGACACGACGCAATCAGCAGGCAACGCCCGAAGCGGCTCGGTGACATAGAGCGAATCGACTTTTAGCTTCACTGACTTTCCGTCGATCGCTCCATCGGGAATCACGATCTCGCTTGATCCAATCGCCGCTGTCTGGCCTTCGATTGTGAGCGTGTTCGCCAGCGAATCGATCGCCACGTCCACCGCCCGTGAATCGCTATCACAAACGACCGCCGCTTGACGGATCGCTGTGAGCACTTGACCGGCCGCAATCTTAACGACCGTTGAAGGATCTCCCGCCGGTATAATCTTTCGCCACGCTGGAAAGCGGCCTTCGACAAGCCGGCACGACAGCGCGAAGCTATCGTGCTTGATAATTGCCGTGTTGGTGTCGGCTGAAATGTCCACGGTGCCTTCGCAATCGGCCAAGAGCTTGGCCAACACTTGGCAAGCATGCTCAGGGATTATGCAATCGAGATCCGCCAAAGGCTCCGCGTCCTTGACCTCTGCCACAGCAAGCCGCCTTCCGTCGCTTGCGATCAGGTGCAGCCTATGTTCTGGTCGTGCCTCAAATTTAACCCCGCCAAGTGCGTAGCGGCTCGAATTTGTGTCCGATGCAAACGACGTCAACCGCAATGCCTCAAGCAGTTCGGACGCATTTACCCGTAGCGTATCACGTTGCTCAAACGCTACTGTAGGAAACTCCGCCGGATCTTGCGTCGGGATCGTGAATTTTGCTCCGCCCGACTTTATCACCGCCGAATCGCCCTTCGTCACGATGTCGACCTCCTCGCCCGACGATTCGCGAAGTACCGCAAGCAATCTAGCCGCTGGCAACAACAACGTCGGCACTGCTTCGCCTGCGTAGACGCGGATCGCGATTTCGCCATCGGTCGCGACAACGGCAGCCGTGTCAAACAGCACGTTTCGCAAGATTTCCTTGACCGGCCTTGCTGGCACGACAGCCGCGGCTAGTTGGACGGCGCGAAGTAGTTTTTGCCTGTTCATTCCGATGGTGCCTTATCTGAAAATGAAATGTTGTAACTGCAAATTATTTTCTTAGTGTCAAAAGCTTCAATGGCCGCGTAATCTTCTCCGCTCACCCAAGCACGCAAGATCCCGCGACGCCAGGCCATATTTGAAAAGTACCAACACTCGTCACCCACCCTGTCGGGCCGGCTTGGCTGGGTGGTGCTTTCTTCGCGAAGCTGCTTGATCACAAACAAAACGTCCGCAAGTGCCCGTGCTGCTTCGCGCTTTTCCAACGCCAAGCAATTAGCGTGCGTTTTCTGAATTGCGTCAATCAATCCATCTACGTTCGCCGCCGTTAGTCCGTTCATGCTGTCACCGCTCCCGAATAAGCGACGACAACCGGAACCGGATGTGACTCAAACAGCACAAAGCCAGCCACCGATCGACCGCTTAGCTTCCTGACGCCTAGCTTTGCCGCCTTGCGTCGAATCGTCGATCCGCTGACACCCAGACTCTTGGCCGCGTCGCCGACCGTTGGCGACCATGCGGCGATTATCTGGCTTCGTTCTTCCACTGTGATCAATCTTGCGTTCATTGTTTTAATCCTGTTCGCGTTGTTGTTGTGTCCGCCCCTTAGTTGTATCGACAATCGGCGTGCGATGCAATAGCCATGTCGGGCAATTTTTTTGGAAAGTTCTAAAATATCGGCCAGATGGAAACGACAATCTGATCCGCGTCGGCCCATTGCTTTTCGGCGTGTAGATACGCTACTTGCCTGTCATCCTTCCAGGCAACGCCGTTCAGCCCATCGCTGATCGCTTTGACAATGTTGTCTAAATCACCGGCTCCGGTGTGCCAGAGGGGCTTCTTGACAGTCTTGGGCCGCTTGTAAAAAGCTTTGACGTGCATCGCTAGGGCTCCAGTAAAAATATCATGAAACGGATGTTGTAGCTTAAATTCCGCCGCAACCGTCAACTCAAAGTTGACCGTTCGCTTCGGCGTGTAGTGATGCCCTCGCTTTGTTGATCGGCTCCGCTCCTTCGGCTGCGGTCGGGCGTTGATCTGGAACTTAATCACGGCGACACCTCCCGATCATTTCGTCAATCGCATTTCGAATCGTCGGCCACTCTTGCGGGTCGATGCGTATGCCGTTTGGAACTAGATCCTGCTTGACGACAACATATTCATACGCCTCGGACTCCGCCTTAATTTCAAGCGACGTCGCCAATTCGCTAAAAATCGGCTCGCCTTCCGGCACCACGACGATTTTCGTCGTTCGCGTTTCGTACTTGATTTCGTCGCTCATTGCCCTGCCTCGTTTGGTATTAAGTTTTTTAGTCATGTTATCAAGTCCTCTTCCGTTGCTTTGCCGTTGTCGATTAGCTCCTGCCGTAAAATAACAGTTCCCTCTGGTGCTTTAATTGCAAGTCGCGGCGTTTTGCCAGTGCGGCTAATCACGACGCAAATGTCGGGACCGATTCGAACCGCCTCGTCTTTTTTGAGCGCGACGACAAGCCACTTGCCTTTTGTTTTAATCACCGCCCGGCCTCCCGCTGCTCTTCCAGTTCGATCGCCCGCGTGATCGCGTCCCTCGCTTCGTCAAGATCCGCGATGGTGTCGTTCTTGCCGCGATCGCCGGCCATTAGGACTTTCTTCAGGGCGTGCGTCCTCGCTGGACAAGTCACGTCAAACGTTTCAGCTACGGCGTAAACGTCGATCTGTTGAGTCGGATCAGGTCCGGTCAAAAATATTTTGCCGCCCTTGATCGGCCGAAAATATTTGCGGCCGCTTTTGTTGTCGTCGCTCATGTCGGCACCTTTTTGAAAGTTACTGGGATTCGTTCGTAAAGCTTTGTGGTCGGTGGCGGCGGCATGATGGATTCGGCCATTGCCGGCCGCGTGATCGGTGCGGTTATTGGACGGTACTCTATCGCGGTTCGCCGTTCCGGGCTGTCGCACTCAATCCGCACGACCGGATCAACCAACCGACCGCCAACGCAAGTTTTCTCGCCAAGCCCAATCAGCGGTCGGCAAGCTTCGGGCGATAGCCTGTCACCGATCGCCGCGTAAGCTTTGAGGAAATTATGCCGTGCCCACTTCTCGGATTCAGCGTCGTTGAACGACTCCAAGAAGTTTGGCCAGCCGCCGAGACTTCGGATCGTCGCGTTGATGCGTTGATCGGCAAAGTCGATCCACTTATAGGGCCCGGCCGGCACCGCCCGCTGAACGTCGGCCCAAGCTTCTACGGCCTTCGTGTCTTCGGCAACGTTAACGCCGGCCAGTTCCCGCAGTTCGGCAGGTCGCGGCATTCGCGGAAGCTCGCGGATGGCCCGAAGGACCGCGGCCTGCATTTGCTCCGGCTCCAGATCAATCATTGCCAAGGAGTAAACGTCCACCATCGCTTCCGTCGGCTCCACTTGGTGGGCCTGCATCAATCCCTCTAACAGCGTTGTAAAGCGCCTCAAACTTTCCTGACTCTGCGAACTTTTGGAAGACATTTTTTGTATTCTCCTCTCTAATCTGTGCAAACGTTTTCGGTTGCGACGGCTTACGCTCCGCCGCGACTATTCGGTCATTGCTTAACCAATCGGCCTGGAAGCCCTCCCATTGCCGCTCCGCCGCTGTTCGGATCGCCTCGTCTGCAGACATGCCAGCCTTTGCCGCCTCGCGTCGGATTCGGACTAGGACGGATTCGGTAACCGGCTTGCGTCGGCACGCGGTCCAGTCTCGCCAGTTCGTCTCGGAAATGTCATCCGGTCGATCAATGGCAACTGATGGACGTCGCGTTCGCTTTTGAGAAAAAGAAGCAGGCGGCTCTGCCGCAACGTTCCTTTCCTGTTCCTTTCCTATTCCCTTCCCTTCCTCTTCCTTTCCCTTCCTTTCCCCACTGGGCGCGTAAGCCACGCGTTCGGCACGCGTGGGGCACGCGTCAACCACGCGTGGAATACCAACGAAATCGTTGGCTTCCGGCGGTTCTGGTAATGTGCTTTGGGCTTCCTTGAAATTAACGACCTGATGCCGTGAAAATCCGGGCACGTAGCCATATTCGACGCCTTCGGACGCGTAGCGAACGACAAATCCACGCGTGGCCAACGCGTCAAGCACGCGTGAAAAGTCAACGTTATCGTATGGTAGGATCTGTGCTTTGATCGATCGCGGCCGCCACTTAAACCGGCCTTCGCGGTCGCAAATCGTCCACAAGCCGATGAACGCCAACCGCACCGGAAGCCCTTCCTTTTCTTCTAGGTCAAAGAGTTCTTCATGGGTGAAAAACTCCGGCTTGATTGTTCGTATTCGTCCCATCGTTTAATCCTAAAAAGCCGTCCCCTAGGCGCGTGCTAGGCGGCGCAAGATTTGCGCAGAAACCTAGGGGACGGCGTGGATTGTTAGCCTAGCACGGCTATTTCGTACACTATAGCAATCTGTCAACCACTTGGCAACTAAAACTCACTCTACTTCGCGAAAGCTATCGTGCTCCCAAGCGGTATCGTCCGCATCGTCGATCGGCAATAAACTTTCCTGCTCGTCCGATTTTCGCTCGCCGATCGATTGTAAATTTCTAACCGCTTGAGCGTAGTAGCTCGGCTTTAGTTCGCATCCCCAGCCGATCCGGCCAGCCGACACCGCCCCGTATACCTCGCTGCCAACGCCCATAAATGGCGTTGCCACAATGTCGCCTTCATTACTCCACATCACGACCGCCCTGTCGATAACATCAAGCTGTAGCGGGTGCTGGTGCCGTTCATCGCCTTCGTCCTTGCTTTCTCGGTACGGCAGGACGTTAGACAATCGAATGTCGTCCCAAAAGCACGAAGCATAGTTTCGCCATATCCAATGGCTGTACCTATTCTCGATTTGGTTGCCTTTGTGACCTCGGTATCGATGGAGTTCCTTCGGCACCTTTCGGTCGCCTGAGTAGTGTAGCAATCCGTTGGGATGCGTCACCGGTTTCGGGTTTGTCCCTCTTTTGCGAAATGGGATCAAATAATCGGCCGCCGCAATGTTGGTCAGCGTCGAATCTTCGCAGATTTGACGATGTGCTAACGCCTTGCTCATCGTGCGGTTCCGCACCGCTAGCGGCTCTTTCCAAATGCAAATCCGCGGAAGCATTTCAAACCCTAGCGACTCATGCAAACGAATGATGTCTCCGGGAAAGTCGGTATATCCGCAGATGTTTGCACCTTGTTTCGGTACGTCCATGCAGTGCACCGCGGTTATCCTGCCGGGCATCGTTGCCCGTGCGATCTCCTTGACGATGTATCGGTAGTGATCGAAAAACTCTTCATAAGTCCGTGCGTTCGACAAGTCGCGAACCGACGAAGAATAATTGTAAAGGCACCCGCCGCCCTCAGTTGCAAACGGCGGAGAGTAAACCGATAGGCCGATCGACTCATCTGGAAGCGTTTTGATAACCTCCGTTGAATCGCCGTTATAAATCGCGTAGCGGTCGGTAATTACTTGGTCGATAACTGGCATTGCATTAGCCTCTCTTGCTTAGGTTGATAACAATTTTTGTAAAGTCTGCGATAGGAAGGTGAGCAGTCTTTCGCATCTGCCCGCGCTTCCACATTTCATAAGCTGACCACGCTTGGCCGCAAATGTTAATCAGGTTGTCATAGCCTGCCGTTCTTCCTTCGGCTCTCCTAACTTCAATATTTCGAGCCAAAGACTCAATGCCATCGTATCCGCTTGATGACTTTACCCCCTCGTTGTTCTCAAGCTTTGTAAAGAACTCACAGGCCTTATCAGCCCCGTCGTATCGGATTGCCGTAAGCATTACCGAGATTAAAATTGTGTACCTCGACGATAACGCCATCTTGTCTAATTCGACAAGCTCCTTTTTCCATTCCTTAACCATCGGGTAAACATCACCTGTAAACCTTTTGCCAGTTGTCGCAATCTTCAACTGAGTAGCGAACTCACATCTTCTAAGCAAATAGGAATCAAGCTTGAATCCCATTTCGCGGCAAGCTCCGAAGATGTTATCGGATGGCTTTTTTGACACAGACTGAGCGTCCATCATGTCGTAAATTTGTTTAGCTTCTGCTATGCCAGAAACCTCAAAGATAACGACTTCAACCTTTCCGTCTGGAGGCGTTTGCAAGTCGCCCTCCTTCCATAGAAGTGCTCTTGTGTGTCCGTCAATCTTGCAAAGTATTGACCCATCTTTTGACGCAGCAAAGACAACACGATGCGGCTTTTCGTACCTTGAAAGGTGCTTTCGTCGTGCTATTTTCGCCCGTTTTTCGGTATCTCGCTGCCGCGGGTTATCTGGAACGTCAATCCAGTCATTAACACTCATTATCATGTAAGCCATTTTGGTAATACCTCTTTTTGTGGGAAACTATCCTGCGAAACCAATCTCATCGAATCGTTCATATGAGCGACAAGCTCATTAAACATCTTTTCTGTCTGCAGTCGCTTGCGTTGCAAGTTCTGCAAAATCGACGACTCTCCCTCGCTGCAAACGATTGAAACCGTAACAGCGTTTTTTTGCCCAAACCGATAACACCTCCTTACAAGCTGATAGTATTGTTCGAAAGAATGCGTAGGAAACGCGACAACGTTAGAGCAGTGTTGCCAGTTTAACCCCCAAGCCCCGATAACCGGCTTGGTGATTAGTCGCTTGATCTGCCCAGTAGAAAACGCGGTCAACGCTTCCTCTTTCGCATCGTCGGACATTGAACCCGACACCTCAACGCTATCGGGAACAATCTTTCGTAATAGCTCACCTTCCGGGTTCAGTCCGCACCACAACACCGTAGGACCGTCGCAATCGGTTGCGATTTCGCAAGCCTTTTCGCAACGTTCTTCGAGTGTGCGGCGTCGCTCTTCTCGCTCTTCCCGCATGTCCCTTGCCGGCAAGCTAAACAAAAAACCATCGCGAAGCTTATTCGCCTCGACTACGATTTGCCTCTCGATTAACTCAGGAAGTACAAACCGCGAAGCGTCAAAGCCTAGATCAGACGGCATGCGGCAAGCCCTAGCCCACGAGCAAACCCACGACCAGAACGGCTTTTCGGCGTGGCCACGAAAACGGTACTTTGTGCGGCCCCAACCGTGATGATCCTTTGACGTTTCTTGCTTAAAAAACTTGGTGATCATGTCGCGAAAGCCAAGCAATCCAAGAGCCTCCGAGGATGTCCCAAGCTCCCAAAAGTCGTTTGGTGACGGAGTGGCTGTACAAAGTAGGCGGTACTGAATCGTCCGCATAAACTCGACGACAACGCCTTTTCGCTCGCTTTTGAAGTCCTTGATCGCTGACGACTCATCGGCGACAACGCCAGCAAAATCAGCCGGATTTAGCTTGCTCAATTGTTCGTAATTCGTCACCCAAATACATTTCGAACCGTCGAAAAATCCGTCCCGCGATCGTTTGGCTTCAATGCCAAAGCGTTCTGCCTCTGCGATCGTTTGAGCACCAACGGCAAGCGGAGTCACAATCAAGACCGGCTTATTATGACGCTGGATGATCGCGTCGCCCCAAGCTAATTGCATTGCTGTCTTTCCCATGCCGCAATCGGCGAAGATCGCACCGCGACCAATCGCAAGCGACCACTCGACTAAATATCGCTGAAAGTCGTAAAGCCAATCAGGAAGTCTATCGGCCTTAAATCCGCACCCTGCCGACCACTGCGACTTTGATCGGATGAACTCTTCGTAATCCATTAGATAACACCAAAAATCCACCGGCGGCGCGGCGTAGCGGGCCAGCCTGAATAGGCACAGAGGCACCGCCGGTGGTTGTGTTGTTGTGAGCCCGCTACGGCTTGTCAAAATCTTACCGCATCGTCAACCGCTGACAATGCCTCTCGTCTGCCGCATCTGCCTTTCGATCTCTGCCGTCAGCCGGCCGAAATCCGCCCGCGTCGCCCGTGCCGCCTCATACTCTGCGACCCGCCTCGTCAAGCCGCCGTCGTGCTCGGCGATGGCGGCACGCTCGGCGAAGTGCTCAGTTATGTCATCATCGGACATTGGCGGCCTCGATCTCTTCGGATGTTGCACGGCGAGCATATCTAAAACTCCATCTTGTAAAATCTCTTTTTAGATCAACGATTGAAAATCTAAGGTCTACTTCTGGCGGAGCGACGTAAGTAAGAATAAACGGGCCATGCCAAGGCAACAATTTTTTATCACTAACCATCACCCACGGCCGCTGTTTCGCGTCTTCATCGGTCAAATCCGGCTCGACCCACGGCTTACCGTCGGTTGTGCCGTGTTCAATCATTTTTCGAGCGTGCAAATAATGCGAATCGTCGCTTGCAAAAAAACCAAGTTCACATATTCGCTCAAACCAAAGTCTGTAGTTTACTAATGCGTTTGCCTCTTCGTTAGTTATCTTCCGCTGTGTCATTTCGTTTCCCTCTTTGTTGGTCCGTGTTGTTGTAAAATTTTCGCCCGTACTTTTAACAGCCCGATCGTTCGTTCGCCTCGTTCCCTTGCCCGCTCTGGTTCGCACCATCGGCAAAGCCATTCGCCTTCGAGCGTTTCTGTCGTCATGTAGCTACCGCACTTGCAAAGCGGGATCGCGTCCATTTCTTCCGGCCCGATACTAAAGAACCGGAAGCCCGGCGGCGGCTCCATCGACTTGACGATCACCGCCGCGGGTTTGTCGGCTGGTTGCTTAGGTTTCATCGCTTGCAAGCAGCCCCGCTAGTTCGTCGGCCGTTGTGGTCGTCGGTCCGCGATGCGTCACCGTGCCTTCGATTTCGTCGTCTGCGGCGATCGCGTCGCGGATCTCGGCGGATAGCTCGCACCACTTGGAGGCCCTGCGGAAGACAGTTTTCTTGGCCATCTCATCGAAGTCCGTAACCCAAGGCCCGGTCTTTCCTGATCGGCTTCGGTCGCGGATCTTTGTCACCTCGTCAACGGTCATCACTTCACACTTCGTGGCCCCGTCCTGCATCTCGATGATGCAGTAATAGCAGTACACCTCGCCGCGATCACCAATCAGGATCGGTCGATGCGTTTTTACTTCGCCAAGGTCATAGACGAATTCGTCATTGACGCAAACCTTGTCCGCGTGAATCCGCGATACCTTGCCGGTCCGCATCATCAGTTGAACTAGGCCCTTGTAGTCAATGATCAGCGTGCACTTGTCGCCGTATGGGATCAGGTGGGCGTGTCGGCCGTCCGGCTCTAGGCCCCATTGCGAAAGCTGCATCATGCAATCGAAGAACGATTGTTGGGTGCATTTCGCAAGTGCTGGCGTTCGGCCTAACGCCGCAATGGCAACGCGGGCCATCCGTTCGGCTGTTACGTGCTTTGGTAAAATCTCTGCGATTGCTGCTCGGAATCCGTCGCCTTGTAGTTGTTCGCGGATCGTCAGTTGTCGTTTTGGTGCCTCTGTGATTTCGGTAGTCATTTATGCTCTCCAGTTTGGTAGGAATATAGTTCTCAAATCATTCTCGCCTTGCTCGCTCCAGTCGTTTGCCGCCTTGCGTTGCGCGTACTCAGTCAACAGGTCTGCCCGGTCAAACTCCGCTCGCTGCCTGTCAGTGTCGCAGAGTTCGTAGCACCTCACCCGATACGGTGACGACGTTTCGATCGCGATAAAAATAAAGCGATCGGCCTTCGTTCCGTCCAAGTAATGAACGGCCTGAAGATCGTAGCGATAGCTCGCAATCGTTCGAGCGAATTGACTTTCGGTCGCGTCATCGCAAGTCTTGATGTCCGCGATAATGCCACCGGCTCGCCAGTCGATTTTCGCTCGACAATCGACGCCAAGGCTCTCCCATGTGTGCTCTGTCTCTGCTTCGCCAACGGCCCCGAGGATCGTTGCCGCCGTTTTGCATCTCGCAACCTGACGGCATAGGTGAGCGATTAACGCGGCCTCCGCACTGGTGACCGTCAACTTATTGAGGTTGTTTGCCACCCATTCCTTCCATGCTTTCGTTCTGCGATCGCTGCATTCGTCGGGGACAATGGCGTAGGCTTCGGCGTACTTCTCAGGCTCTAATATCGCCGCGTGGATCGCCGTCCCTAGCCGCATCGCGTCCGTTTCCTTCCGCGATGCGGTTTTTAAAATGTGCTCGGCCTCAAATTGTCGCCAGCCTTTCGCCATGCTCTTGAGCATTGTGGCGGAGACTTCCGGTCTATCGTGGTAACTCATGGCTTAACCCTCCTCGGATCTGTCGGCAGCTTCCGCCGCGGTTCGGTTGTTTTTTCAAGGTCATCCATCGTTAATAAAATACTGCCGAAAATATCAATTTGCTGATCTGTCTTTGCCGACTGAACCCACTTGTTTAAAACAGTTCGCAAGCTTTCCCACCGCTGCTCATGCGGCCGCACTGCTTCGGCTACCTTGTGGTCGATCAGCCGTTGCAATTGTTCATCAGTCATTTTTCACCTCGATCTTTTGGGCCTGGCGCTCGGCATTTTGTGCGTAATCAATCAAAGACGCCGCGAGTACTCTCGCCTCATGCGGACCCATGCAAACGCGGAAATCTGACACCGCGTCGGCTCTCACGATCTTGGTACCAACAATCCGTGATTTTGCCTCGGAAAAAACCACAACAAGCTCAATGACGGTTTCGATCTCCTTTTCGTCTTCGGTAAATCCGTGCCTAACGTTGTGCGAACTGCCTTGTAGCCATTTCATTCTGTCACCTCTTTGACAAACTGCCCGTTGATCATTTCACCTTTGCGGTTTTTGATTTCTTCAAATGCTGACGAAGCACACTCGCTAAGATACAAGCCAAGCTTTATCGAAATCACCGCCAGCACGACCTGCACGTCGCCGATTCCGTCAACCGTTTTGGCCTTGTCGCGTTTGCGGATCGCCGTTATTAGCTCCGCCGTTTCTTCGACAAGCTTGAGCAGTTGGGCCTCAACCGTCGATTTTTCAATCAATCCGCGTTCATTCGCCCAGTCTTCGATCGCGTCTTGGAAATCATCGAACGTTTCAAAGTCTTTCATCATTTACCTCAATTGTTCTCGGTCGCTTTTGGTATGTCGACAGTCGTATTGAGCATTTGGCACAAGACGATAAATTCCGCGTCGCTGCACTCAACAGCATAAACCGGTATCGCGTCGATCCCGTTGATTCGACAAGCTTCCGCCCTATGATTTCCGCCGCAAATGACATGCTTTGCGCGTCCAGAGAATTCGCGAATAACAATTTTCGGTATCGACCTGCCAAGCCGCTGCGACATTGCGATAGATTCGGCGTGATCTTTGTTTAGCCGCTCTTCTCTGGCGTTGTTCTTTTGACTTTCTTTGAAATCGATATGATCAATTCTGATCACCGCTTTTTTGTACGCTATTCCAAGATCGTCCATGATGTCCAATGCGCCAAAATCTTCGCACCAATTAGCATTCATATTTGCCTCATAATTAAAAACGAGAGTAAGTTAAAAACCCGGCGGGCGGATGGTCCCGCCGGGTGCCATCACCAATCGGCGATAGCGGTTGAATCACTGCCCCAACGCCTGCGGAACGTACCGCGCGAGCGTAAACAAAAACACGGCCAGCCAAAATCCGGCCACGATAAGGAAGTCTGCTTGTTCTTTCATGCTTGCACCTCGGCGGCTTCAATTGCGTAGGTAAACGTTTTATGCTTGCCGCCGTAGGCCCTAACGCATTTAAAACCAACGGCGTAAGCAAATCGCATTTGATACTTCCGCTGCCCCGGAAGATGCAGCAGCAAAAACCGCCGATCTGCCCGCAACCTCTGCCGACACCACGCCACCGCAGCCCGGCCGATGCCCTGTCGCCTAAATGCCGGATCGATCACCAGCCGGATGATGCGGGCGTCTTGGCTGCTCAGTTGCACAATCAGCAGTCCGACCGTGTGGCCGTCGAGGTCGATCGCTTTGCAGTGTCGGCCTGGTGCTAGCGTCAATTTTGCAAGCTGCATCGGCGTTATCGAATCCCACGATTCGTGAATTTCCGCCAATCGCCGCAGGTCGTCGTTAGTTGCTGTTCGAATTTCAATCATTTTATCCTCCGTCGTGCCTTGATTTTCTTGGCAAGTAACCTCTTGCGATCGGCAAGCGGCAACGCTTCCGGCTGAATCACCGGAAGGTAAACCTTCTTTGACTGCGTTGTCTTTCGATGCACCGCAATGCCTTTGGTGCCGTGCATTGCCAGCATTGCGGACAACAGCATTAGCCCACGATCAATCACAGCAAGTCCCCTTTGTCGCTGTCGTGGTACTTCGCGGCGTCGCGGTTGCTTTTGTTGATTGCGTAAACCAAAAACAAAAGCTCGGCCGCAAGTATAGTTGCCGCACCGGCTCCAAACCCTAACCAAAAAAATACGTTCATTTAAAAAACCACTTAATAAAACGAATCGCAATCTCGGCAAGCAATCCGCCGATAATCAGTGAAAACGCAATAACAAACAGGTCAGTAACGTTTGGCCAATCGTCTGGCATTATCTTGCCGCCTCCGTTTTTCGAAACTCAATCATTTCACCCACCAAAATTTTTTGTGCCAAGAGTCGCAAATCACTTTACTGCCTCCACTTCGTCCAACAAAAACCGCACCGCACACGTAATCTCATCGGCAGTCGCCACGTCGACACCGACGCGGCACAGCATCCGCCACAGACGCGACGGCGTTGTTGCGTTGTACTTTCGCCCGCGGGCTTCGTATTCGCACCAGCCGCGGCCGGCTCGGATGATGCCGCCGCGTATTACTTTCGATCGCATGGCCTTACCTTGCTTGGTTGGCATTGGCGGCCTCAATCTCTTCCGGCGTGGCGCGGCGGCAATAGCGCCAAACATTAATCCCATCCTGGCATCGTGTCCTGCACGCATGTCCGCCGTTGGGTAGTTTGTCGACAAAAACAGCCGGGCCGTACCACTCAACAGCGACGCAATCCCGCACCATCACCCACGGCCTCTGCCGTGCATCCTCGTCCGTTAATTCCGGCTCAACGTATGGGCGGCAGTCGGTTGTGTTGTGTTCAATCATTTGCTCTGCGGCTTCGCAGTCTAAGTTTATGCCGGTCACCTTGAGCGATTCGGCAAAGCTTACGTGCATTCTCAGCAAGTAGGCTTCGTTTTCTGTCAGTCGTCTTTGCATGTTGTCCTTAGGGGGTTGCGTTAGCTTGTTCGATGTGTTGCTGAACTCAATGCCGATCCGCAGACCGCGCCGTTCTTCGCTGTTTGCTGCATATCCGCTATTGCGTCGGAGTGAAGTTTGCAGCCAAGCCCAGCGGCCTTGACCGCAAGCATCGCGTTAATGGCTAGCTTGATAATCTTTTTTTCTTGTGATGTTAATTGTCGTTGCATTTTTTAAAACTACGCATAAACCGTTGTCGTGCTATTTTGCGAATGTCGCCCAGCCACTTCGACCATCGCTTCACAGCTCAATTGTTGTTTAATCAATTCCGCTATTTGTTCCTGCGTCGCTCGCATGCCTCGCACCGAATCCATGACGGATTCAAGATAGTGAACGTCAATCGTGTCTTCGGTTTGGATCGCAACCGTGTAATAATCCCACTGGTCATGAACGACCAACGGGCATTTTGCATGGATGTCAAACGTATGCTTCGCAATCATCTTCAAGCTCCCTGTTATCAAACAACGTTGGGTCTGGTTTTTTGCTTAGCCCTTTGGCGATGTCGTCTAACATGTGATCATACATAGCGACGCCGCTACCGTCGCAAGTATCGGCGCCCGCATCCGCGAAAAGCTTGTATCGCTTCAGCGTGTTTACCCTGCCGACGTGTGCGTGCTTCTGCAGTGTCTTGGCCGTCTTTACAATGTCGACGGCTGCTTGGCTGTCTTTCCACGGATCGCGGCCACCGATGAAAATTGCGTCAAGCTCGTGCCAGGGAATGTCAAAATCTTCTGCCCCATCTTGAGCGACTAACGCTAACGGCCAGCCCGTAACAATGTCGGCGCGATGCCGCCAAATCTCAAGCGTCCTTCGAGCTGATCCGACTATGTCGGGAACGACAACAAACAAGCACCTGCCGGCGTTCTGTCGCTCTCGCTCAAGCAACGCCAAAAAGCCGGCCCGATTAAACCCACTATAAGCCCCGTTGTCGATCGCGAAAACGCCGCCAAAATTCCTGTAACGTGTCAGTGGTGTCAGCAACTGACCGGCGACCAACGACGGATGGAGCGACATTTTGCGCTCGACCTCTTTTGGTGATTTGTCAATCAAGAATTTCACAACAGTACCCAAACTGCCGGAGCCTATCCCGGCGTGAGGCGGGGGGGTGCGTTAAGTAACGCTGATGACTATGGTCATGCCGTTACTTTTTGTTTCTGTAACCAAACTTTTGATTCCACGCAACGCGAGAAAACGGGAATCGCAACCAACGCCAAAACGAATTGGTCCCGAAGCGAAACCCTGTTTTTGTAGAGTGCCATTGAAAAATAAAGCTGTTTTTTCGTCGGTTGCGACGCACCTTTGGATAAAGCATCACGCCACCCACTCGACCGTGTAGGCGTGGTATGTTCCGCGACACTCGCCGCCTTTGTTGATAAGTTCTACGATTCTTTCTGCGTTTTGCTTTGTCTTGACGCGGGTGATTTCAATTGCATCTTTTTTTACAATCCAAACCGTTTTCTTCATTGTCTTGATCATTTTCTGCGTTCCGTTGTTTGAGTGACTGTCGTTGTGACCCCCTGAGAATATCGACCGCCTGTCCCATTGTCGATACAAGAAATGCCCAATCGGGCAATTTTTTGGGAAGTATTTTCCTGATCAGTTGTCAACCATTTTGCTGGCGTCAGCAAAATGGTTAGCCGTCGTCGCGGCGGTCTGCAAAGTATTGCCGAATGTCAGCCGCCAGTTGCCCGAACTGGTCGCGTAGTTCGTAAAGGCCCGAATCCGCTAAGACTAAATCCCGCTGCGGGTCGAAGTCGTGCCGCTTTAAAATCTCGTCCCGGCTTGTGTACTGCCGGTGTTCGCGATCTCCGTGCCAGAGATGCCGGACAACTCCGGGCACAAAAGCGACAGACGCCCGGCCGGCTCGCTGAACGTAGGCTTGGCAATCCGCCCGAAGGTGTCGTGTCTGCCGCTCAACGTAGTTCGTTCGGGCACCCGTCACGGCCTCCAGAAACGTAGCGTCACCGCCTCCGCAGATGTTGCGGTCGTACACGCCGCCGATCGACCGCAACCACGCGACGGACGCGATCCAAGCCCCTCCCGGTGCCGTGTTGTCGATTCGGCCGCGACGTTGCCACGACGCCACACTTCCGGCTCGATCTTCGATCTTATTACCGTCGCGATCGTAATAGGCCACGACGTCGAACAATTGGACGCAATCAGCCCCGCGGTTTATCAGGTCGCATCCGATCTCGAGCCAGTCGGCACGCTCAAAAAGTAAATCGTGGTCGATCCAAGAAATGTAACGAACATGCGGCCCGACGCTCGCTAGAGCCAAGTTGATCAACCTTTCCTTCTGCCAAATTGCCGAATCCGATCGAATGTAAACCGATCCCGCGATCTCTTGGCCGCGGTTGCCAACCTCGTAGCAAGTGTGGCGATGCCCAAGCTTCGCCGACCAGTGAGCATAGTTCACCCGCAATCGCTCGCGGTTGTGAGCGTTGAAATGATAGGTCACGATTTCGGTACACGATTCCACGTCAACGCGATCGCTGCACCCTTCGCAAGCCTGGCCGCGGTAAGTGCTTTTGAGCAGCGGCCGCACTAGGCATCGCTCGTGCCGTTCGCATTGGTAGAGCGTTGCGTTACCTTCGCACCCGCAATCAATCTTGCGGATCTCTTTGCCGCGGTAGATGCAGGGAAGTTCAACTATCCGGGAATCCCGGATAGTTCGCGAATCACAAGCCGCGGCCAGTTCGTCGCCGCTGTACGTCTTACCGCAACTACACCGCACCTTTGGCCCTTCGACGTAGCCGCCTTTCCGGCAATTAGGACAACGAAAAAAAATCATAGCCGTTCGATTTCCGCGGTGAACGTGCCAGCCGTTTTGAACTCGTCTGTGGCCGTGTCGTAGAAGTCGTCTATGCCAATCCATGCTGGATCATCGTAGCCGATCACGTCGCCCCAAGTGCCGAATGTTGACTTGTAAAATCGCAGATTGCCGCTGATCGTGTCGGCGACTCGCTTCCCGTCCCACCCAACTCGGCTCGTATTGTAAACGGCACCGACGTCCGTTGCCTCTCCGTATTGTGCCGAAGTCGGTACAAACTCAATTCCCAATATCGGATGAACCTGACTGGGCGGCGGCGTCAATGCCCCAGGATTAAAGGTGCCTATGTCTGCAACAATTCCCACCGACAACAGGTTGAAAAAGTTTGACGTAATTGCACCCGATGGCCGCTCTGACTTCGCCTCTAGTCGCGTGTTAAGAGTGTACGTGTAATCGTAGGGCAAGTAATTTTCGTAGATGTTGTAAGTGATCTCGACCAACTCGGAATCGTCGGCCGTCCAAATGCATCCGTATTGCGTTCGTTCGACCGCCAGATACCAAGTGCCATTTAGTCCGCTCATGCCAGTGATATCGGTGTAATATTCGTCAATTTCGATCGAGTGAGCGTCATGAATGCCGCTGATAACAAGCTTCACCCGTAAGCCATCACGATAGGCCGCGTAGTCGGTGATCGTATTTACAAGGTTGTTAAAGGAGTTCGATCCGTTATCGAACCCGCCGCATTTGCAACAACCACAAGAGCCGTGCCGCGTCGTGTTTAGGAAGGCGCTGAGATGCGGCCGCGGCCCGAACCATCGCGTCGCCATTACACGTAGCCCTCTTCGGGATTGCATGCGGCCTGAATCGCAAAGTACTCGCCGCCCTGTGCGATGCAGTAACCCTTCGTACCTGACGCCATGCCCATAAAGATTGCTTCGGGATCTTTGAGCGTTGCACCGCTGGCAAACGTGGCCCCTGCCATCGTCTTGATCGTCGCCGATACGCTTGTGCCTGACGTGTATGCTGCTGTCGTCTCGAATCGGTAGAGCGTTGCACCGCCACCGCCGCCGCCGCCGATCACGCCCCGCACAACGTCAGCCGCTATGTCGTCATCGCCGATGATCGTAAACAGTTCGCCGCCTAGCTCAATATACCATTGATTAACAACCGGCCTTGCCTTATCGCCGCTGGTCATCGCGGACCCGTCCGTCAGCATTCGGCACAACGGCCCGTCGTATGCAATGCCATACCTCTCTTCGCCGCTTGCTGCGATTTCCTCTTGGCCGTTAAATAGATACGCCCCTGCGTCGCCTGTCGTGTCTGCCGGCTGGTCAACCGTGATATAGTTTTGGCCGCCCACCTCGACCGTTCCCGTCGTCTGCAAGCACGCAAACGGCGGCACGGTGACCCCCGAATCGTTTCGCACGTAAATAGGAGCGGCCGGCGGGATGAACTGACCCGCACCCGTTGGTGGCTTCATAATGAAGCCATTTGCGCGAAGATAGCGAACAACTTCCAAAATCAGTTTGGCGTTGTCTTTGCTAAAATATGCTATCTCTTGATCGGCCACGATTACGCCTTCGTTTCGTTGCTGATAATCGGCTGGAAGTCTAGCAACGCCGTCGAAACCGCGACGCCTAACGCCGTGACGTACTGCCCGGTTGTTATGTCGCCGATCGGGCATATAGCCCCAGCGGTCGCCGATACCGCGTAGATTTCGCCCTTGGTTAGCGTCGCTCCGAGGTTAACGCGACTCTGCCCAGGAACCGAAGACGGCAACGCGATAAGGCCGTAGGTGTCCGTGGTCCCTGGCGTCAATGCAATGCCAGCGACAACCGCTTTTGCGACCCCGTCATTCGCGTCTGTGCGATAGTATTTGCCATCGGTCGCACTTCGATAGACTGGGTTGCCTTGTGTCACGGTCCCGCCGTATTGAACAGTCCGCGTTGGCGTGCCCTGTGCCCCGATTGCTACGTTTGCGGCAGTTTGCGATAAGTCAGCCATTTAGAAAAATCCTAGAGCAGAGTAAGGAAGCGCCCGTGTAGTTTCAAATTCTAACCAATGGGCGTTATCGGGATCGTTCTCCCGCGTGCCGTCAGCCTTTAAAAGTATTGGCCGCGTTACCGGTGTTTTAGTCACTCGATCAAACGCTATTCGCGGCGTTCCGCCCGCAACCGATCGCACTAAAAACCCTTCGTGCCTGACTCGCTTGTACCACGTCTTATCCGGCGTCGTGTTGTACGGCTCGCGGAAAATAAACTTGCCGCTGACCTTCCAGAAGCCTGCTACGCCATCAGTAATAACGTTCGTCGCTGAGTACTCCCAGAATCGAACAGTCCCCGGCGGCCAGCCTAAGAACGTGTCGGAGTTTCGGCTTTTAAGATATTGCGTCAGTCCGTAAGTGTTGATCGAAGCGAAGTTTTTTTCGATCACCGCAACCTGATCCGGGATGCGCTCCGTCAACCCGTCAATCGGTTCGCCGTTCGCGGTGACAATCGGCTTGCCGTTAATGTCTTGGTCGATTGCTTCGTCACTTATCTGCCCGCTCCAAGACACTGTCGTCTCGTTTGCAATCGGGCTCGACCCTTCGCCGCTTGGCCCGACCTCGCCAGAGTAAGTAACGGACACCATCGCAAGCGTAGGGGCTAATCGCTGTGCCGCAAGATTTCGGCAGATTACGAAAAGCGTCCCCGGATATGGATCGCCAACAAGCGGAAGTCCGCTCGAATAGTAGGCCACCTCTAGCGGGTCTTGTGCCGCGAGCGTCACCGTAAACGCCCTGACCATGGAGACGTTGCGCTGCTTGCCGTCCGGGCTATCCGCCGTGCCGGTCTGCTTACTCCACATCTCTAGCGCTGGACCCGCTGCCATCAATTCACCTCCGCAAATCGAATCCGGTTAGCCTGCGGCTGTTGTTGCTGGCCTCGCTGGTCAATGTTTTCCAAAAGCTTAACTTGCCTTTCGGCCGCTCTGGCAATTCGATCAAGCCCGCTGTCGGATCTCCCGCGGGTCTGTAATCTCGACTCGACCGCCTGGACTCCAGTTTGCACGCCGGCCAGTTGTTGGGCAGCTTGCTTGCGTTGGTCGCGTTGCTGCTCAATTCGCGTCAGTGCGTTTTCTTCCGCGACGATTCGCTTCGCAAAATCTTCTGATAGACCACGCTGCATGAGTGCCATCACTTTAGCGGCGTCGGCACCTTTCAATAGCTCGGTCGTCTTTAGTTTCAGCCGGTCGATCTCTTGCTTTTGTGCGTCCGCTATCTGCTTGGCCGCTTCCTTCTCTTTGTCGATTGTCGCTTGCTTAATGTCGGCCGCCTTTTGTGCGGCGTCCAGTGCCGCCTCTTCGGATGCGATCCGCCTTGCCGTCGTTTGGTCAAGCCCTTCAAGCTCAAGAGCGTAGGCCCTAGCGGCCTCGGTCCCTTGCTCAATTGCGATTCGCCGCTCTTCGATTTTCTGCGTTGCGGAGACTTCTAGGTTAATTGCCGCGTCCGTTCGCTGTTTGGTTTTTTCCGCCAGCCCTGCGATAAACGCTTCTTGTTGCTTGACAAGTTCCGCTTGCTTGGCGAGTTCTTCGCTTTGCTTGGTTCGCTCTGATAACTCTTCGCGGATCACCTCTAGGTTAGACTTGGCGACTTCTAAAGCCTCTCGCCTGACGTCGACCTCTTTAAGTGCTTGCTCGGCAAATGCCGCCCGATTGCCAAACTTGAACCAAGCGCCTTGCCATTCTTCCGATTCTCTTCGTGCCGTCTTTAGTCGCCCCGATAGTCCGTCCACTTCTTTGCTTGCACTTTTCAAAACGTCCTCAAGTGCTTTGCGGCGTTGCTCCGCGTCGGGAAATAACCTTGCCTCAGCAAGTTGCTTGTTAAACTCTTTAACGTTTGCGGCGTTGATCTTTTGATTCAAACTTTCCGCCTCTTTTCCCGCCTCTGCTAGCTTGTTGTTCCATTTCTCAGTTTCTTCGGTAACGTCTCCAATCGCTTTACCGATCCCGAATCCAATAGAGCCAACCAGTGCGACAATGCCGGCTTTAAACGCAAAGGCTCCAGCGGTTCCGGCTTTTGATACTTCCGCAAACTGACTGACCCTCTCCGTCATTTGCGCGAGTTGCGAAGCGTAGCCGCCTAGTTGACTACCGCCAAGCGTTGTAGCAAGTGTGCCGAAAAACTCCGTCGATGCTTTCGCGTTGCGGCTTACGTCCTTGATCTGATTAACAGACCTTTGGACATTGTTGGCCGCACTTTCAAGCACGCGACTAGCGTTATCCTGAGCCTCAATAATGATCGTTGACGATGCGGTCACGCTTCCACCTGCTTAGCTTTTTCGTCTTCACGCTCAAGCGTCGAAGCCGCTTCGATGAACCACACCGATTGATCAAGCGACCCGCCAGCAACCGGCGGCAATCCTTTTTTGAAAAGCTCGATCAACTCGATTGTCCCCGCGATTTCTTGGCAATACTTGTTCGGGCATCCTTCGACATTAAAGGCACCGTCGCTGCAATGTTCGCACCCTTCGCCGCTACATTCCGGGCAGTCAATTTCGATCGGCTCTTCGTTTGTCCCGAGATCTCGACAACGACCGCCGCCGCAACTCTTGCAAAGTTTTGCGGCTCTAATCAGTGCCGCTACTCTGTACTTTTTTTTTCTTTTGGCGTCACGTGCTGGTTGAACATAACCAACCCTAGCAACTCCCTCGCCTCGCTGAACGTCAAAACGTCGGCAAGCTTTTCGGGTGAGTAGTCAATGCCGCCCATGTTCGACCAATCAACAAGCACTTCGGCCAACGCTTGGCAAGCGTCGCTAAACATCTTTTCGACGCTTGGTTCCGGCTTTTGATAAATCGAATCGAGTACGTTCGCGATTTGTTGTTGCTTCCGCATCGATTGCGACTTGGCCCAAAACGTTGGCCTCGATTCTTCTGGCTTGTCTCGGTCGCTTTCAAGGACGACCGGAAATCTCTGACCCGGCTCTAAAAACAATGGCATTAGACCGCCTCTGTGAATATGATCTTCAATTCTTCATCATGCGTCGCACCGTTCTTGTTGCACTGAAGCTCTAGTTCGTCAGTCACAACGCCGTTGCGCTCGCCTTCCTGATTGTTCATGATTTGGGCCTCTGGCGCGTCAAAACTAAGTACCGACGTAGACGGCCCGTCTAAGTCAAGCTCTAGGGCGTGCTCGTCTTGTGCGATCCACGACGCCCACCGATCTTGAGCGGCTAGCGTCGACGCCTGCGGGTTCAGTGTAATCGTCGGCACTCGGTCAGTGATGTAGGCCGAAATGTAACCGCTGGCCGTGGTCGGGCATTCCCGCATAATCACCGTATTGCCGAGGTTGATTGTTGCCTGCTCAACGCATAGATTGACGTCGTTCCATTCGGCCAGCCCGCCAGCAAATCGCAGCGGCTTGGCGGTTGGATAGGTTGGCGTCAACATCGTCGCGTTCGTCGGTGCGACCCAGCAGCCCGTGAACGTCCAATCGATGTAGCCGGGCCGCCCTGTCGGAAGCGTAACGACCGCCGTACCCATCGCACCCGCGATCGACTTGCAAACCGTGCCTCCGGCTCCGTTGTCTTGATAGACCGCAATCGTCAACGTTTTGACGTTGGTCCCGGGAACCTCGCTGCGTGGCGTAAACGTTCCGCCGGTCTTGACCCACCCGCAAGCCGGCAGAAAAGTATCTGCCCATGACGGCTCTGTGGACGTTCCGTCCCACTCTAAGTAAGTACGGAAGGTGCAAGTGCCAACACGGCCACCCGGCACGCTGGCGAGCATGCCGAAGCCTCCTTGGCCTTGGCGAGCCTCCATCGGAATGCCGGCTTGGATGATCGGGTTGTAGATGTTGAAAGCCGCGTCAGCCGCTGCAAGCGTCTCCGCCGTCCCGATAACCGACTCAATCTTCGCGGCCAGAACTCTTTTACGTCGTAGCATTTTTTACCTTGTGGTTGTCGGGTCTTATCCACCTGCCGTTGATCGCTCGAACACGCCTAGCGATCTCGTTTACCAATCGCCGCTCCGCCTCTTCGCTGATCGGCTCCGCCTTTTTCTTTTTGACAAACACGCCCCACGGGCTCGGCCCAAACAGTTGAACAATCGGGAGTCGTGCTTTTCCAACTCGTTTAAAAACCCGCCCTTTCCATTTTGCGTTCATAGCTCCAGGCTTCGGCCCCTGAAAACCTCCAGCAACGAAACCGGCCTTACCGCCTCGCTTAATTCGATAGGTGACACCGCCACCGACCGCTGCTTTTTTCTTTGTCGCCTTTTTGCCTGCCGTCTGTCGTGCCTTAAAATCGCGAAGCGGTATTCTCGCCTCTTTTTTCATTTCGATCACCGCCCGCGGCCGTTCTGGCGTCGGCTCGGCTTTGATCTTGATTGATTTCTTGATCACCTTTTGCGTAGCGTTGATTTCGTCATAAACAGACTTCGCCATCTGCGAAACCGTGTAACGACCCGTTGCCCTGACTGCCGTGACAAGTTGTTTCTTTAAGTTTTTTACGTCACCGTCAACCGCATCTAAAAGCCTTTTAATCTGTGCCGTTTGCATCGTGATCGTAATGGGTGCCGACATGCTCACGCCCTCCCGACGAAGGGGTCGTCTTCATCCGTTCGGAACCTGATAAGCATCTCGACCGATACGCCCGATGCTGACCCGTCGTCGCTTGTGTAGTCTCTGACGTCGCTGATCACCGTGTCATATGCTAGCCCGCCCCAAGTGTGCCACTGGTTCGCGTTCGTCGCTGCTTTGACGATCTCACCCCAGAATCGATTCTTGTACCGATCAACCGGCGTCGTGTCGTCATCGCTTGGCTTGACGATTCCTGCGACGATCGCTTGAAGATCCCAAGCTTGTGCCGGCGGGTTGCCGGGACAGCTCATTTCCTCGTTGCGTGTAATGTCGCCTTGATATATCGCGATCGTTAAATCCTTCGGCTGCCATGATGCGATCTTTGGCGAACGATATGACGACGTGTAGGCCGCGAGTCGCGTCCTAACGTTAGCCATGATTTGTTCGACAATCGGTTCGCTCATTACACCACCGAAAAGGACGTCACGCCGCTATCTTGTGCGGTCATCTGCATGATGCTAACCCGTTTCGGTATCGTGTCACCGATCCTGATCAGCATCTCGATTTGGTCCTTACCGCTGTCAAGCTCTTTCGATGAAATGCCTGACCGGCAGGAATTGTAAACCCGAATGTTTGCCAACGGAAAAAGACTATTTCCGGTGACGTCCAAAACGGCGGGAGGGTCGCGGTCGATGATGGCGGTAATCGGCCTCGCCCCCCCGCTGCGTGGCAAGTAGGTAATCGACTCCCCGAACTGCTCAAGCAGAGCGGGGAAACCCACTGAGGCGAAGTGAGAATCGAAAACCGTTGCCATTTCAAACCTTAGAGCGTGGTCACGTTGCTAAGCAGGTGACCCGCTTCGACGTGCAAAATCACTTCCGCGACTTGGTGCCGAACTCGGATCACGTTGCCGCGAACACCTTCTTCGCGATAGCTCTCAACCGTGCCACCAATGGATGAACCATCCGCTGACCAGTGGAAGGTCCGGCCGATGCAAGGCTCCCGCATGTCGTTGCCGGTAGCGATCTTGCAAACCATGGCGTACTCGCTGGACCAGATTTGTTCTGGCGTTGCGGTAAGCCCTTCGTCCGCTCCGTTCTTCGACGATCCGGCGACGATCACGAAATCCAAATCAAACACCCTCGCCAGCATTTCGGCAGTGATGTCGCTAGGCTTGCTCGCGTTGCCAGCCCCGGCACTTTCGATCCGCTCGATGATCTGATCAAGGTTGCGAAGGTTTCGAAAAACCTTGCGGTTGATGATCAACGCGTTAGGCCACAAGCCCGAAGCGTCGTAGACCTTATTGACTGCGGCCTCGACGTCGTTGATCGGAACCGCGTTAGTCGTGTGGTTGGTGTCCCACTCGTTCGTTATCGCGGTCGTTAAGCTTGCACCGTTCCAAGTCGTCGCGTTGAAGATCGCACTTGCGACCCGCTGTTCGGCACTGCGAAGGACGGCAGAATAGGCCCTTGCCGTGCAAACTTGTTCAAGGTCGAAGTAGTCCGCATACATTTGGGCTTCGTTGTCGTCCACAACCTCTTCGGCCCCCTGTTCGCGCGTCGCATAGACTGCGTCGTCGAATTGGAAGTTCCCGCGGTTGTAGTTGCTGCCGGGCGTCCGCAAGGTCTCCCGTTTTTGCAAAAGGTCTTCAAGTTTGACTTTCCCGAAGTTGCCGGCGGCGCTCCGCACTTCCATAACCGGAAGCACTCGCGCCGCGACGTAGCCCGAACGGTCGGCCTCCAAGTCGTACTCAAAGTACGAGGCGAGGTCAGGCCGAAGGGTGGCTAAGCTAGTGATGGGTGATGCCATGTTTTAATTCTCCTTTGTGTTGTGTGAAAAGCCGATCAGCTTACGGCGGTGTCGCCGTGGTTGTACCTAAGCACTTCGATGACCGATCCGTCACCGCTTGCACTCTCCAGTGCCGTGCCGATCAGGAACGCCGTCGAAGCTGCGGTGTCTTGAACCTTGCCGTTAGCTTCGGTGTAAACCAGTGACCCAACGGACAGGGCTTCAATCGAAACCATCTTGGCGGTGCCCGATGCCGTCCGAAGCCGAACGGTGATCGGATCACCAGCGGCATAAGCGGCCGTCTCTGCCGTCCCGATGTCGCGATCGGTCAGGCCCGCAACGGTGACGCGGCCGTCACTGTCAAGCTTTACCCGAAGGTGCTGTGCGATTGCCTCGTCTGCGATGAAGCCCCGCAGGTTTCCATCAACGTATTGACTCATATTTCAGTTCCTTTTTGTGGCTTGTGGTTGTGGTCAGCGGGAATTGGCTTCGGCGACTAACGCTTCGGCGAGCCCAGGGTTTTCGCGTCGGGCAAGTGCAACGGCCTTTCGGCGATCGTTGCGACACTTCGCAAGGGCCGAAGTGACGGCCTCGTCCCACCGGGCACGGGCGGAAATGCCTTCGGTCGACTTAGCCTTGGCAATTGGCTTCACGCCTTTCGCCTTGGCTTGTGCCATCTCTTGCATTTCTTCCTCTTTTTCTTCTTCGACGACTTCGACTTCCATCGATTTCGCCTTGCCCATCTCTTGCTGCATCGCGGCGATCTGAGCTTTTAGCTCTTCGTTTTCCCGCATCATTTCTTCGACGGCTGCCGTCGCCACGCTAGCGAGCGGCATTCGCTTCTTAAGGCAAGCCAACACAAAAGCCGGCTTCGCCTTCGGATAAGCCGCTTCGATTTCTTCGAGAGTTGCGGCGACTGGTTGAGCATCGGACATAGATTTCTCCTTAGTCTTGCTCGATTCTTCGCCGCTTGGCTTGGCGTTACACAACGCCAAAACAACACCGTACGGCATTGACTCCATTTGGGCCAAAGGTCGGCCCGTGACTGGTTGCTCCGTGATGCGATTGACGAAGCCAAGCGACAACGCCTTTTCGGCGTTTAGGTATGTGTCTCGCTTCATCATCTCGCCAATAGCCTCTTCGCTTAGCCCGCTTTTCTTTGCGTAGGCCGCGGTCATTTTTTGCCGCATGTCGCGAAGCAATTCGGCTTCGTTCGCTAGCTCTTCGTCGTCGCCCTCCGTGCCAAGGTAAGGCCGATGAATCATCAAGTAGCCGTTTGGCGTGATTTCAATTTCATCGCCGGCCATTGCAATAAACGAAGCGATCGAAAACGCCGAAGACTTAACGGATACTTTCTTAGGCCCCTGATAAGCAGAGATCGCGTCATAGGCCGCGAAGCCTTCGATCACGCTCCCGCCTTCCGAGTGAATCTCGATTTCGATCGGCTCGGCGCCGCTCTCCGGCAGTTGCGACGTGATATAGGACGCCGAAATCTCGCCCGGTCTAGTCCCGATCAGTCCATCGATTTTGATAACCTTAGACACCTTCGATCACCTCCGGCGTTTCAACCTGCCCGTCCTTTGCGTCTGCGATCAATGCGTCTACTGATGCCGGCGATAGACCGATTCCGCCAAGGAAAACACGGGCCGCCGCTTCGCTTGTCGTGCCTGCGATCATTTCGTCTAGAACGTCCTTGATGGCCTTGCGATTGCGGTTCCATTGCTGGCGAGTGATGCCGGCAAATTCGCCTGTTGGTGCCGTCGCTTCGCCTTCGCTCCCGGCCGCTGCCTCTTGTGCCGCTACCGCGTTCGGGTCTTGCATTGCCATCGTCGTTCCGGCTGGCATCGCAAGCGGAATAAGGTCTCGCCACGTCACCGGCGCTAGCGGGTTGGTCGCGTTGATCTTTGCCGCCGCCTTGTTGGCTCGCTCGATCGCATAGACGTTATCGTCGATGATCTCTTCGGCGATCGTTTCCCAATCCTTGCCGCGGGCCGCGTGCATTCTTCGCGGACTCGTTAGAGCGTTACGGAGTTGCGTTGCGTCGCCCTCTGCATCTGCTACCGGCTCGATATAGGACCACGTAGGCAAGTTCCAAACGTGGCCAAAGATATCAACACCCGACCGCTTCGATGCTCGCCGCATCGCGGGTTCGTTTTCGAGCAAACGCGAAACCCACCACCGCCAAGCGGGAGAGTGAAGCCGCCGAACTAGGTTCAGTTGATCAGCAACAAAGCCTTTGCGGGCTTCGTCAACGGCACCACGCCAGCCGCTAAAGTTTGTTTCGCTGCCGTCCATCAAGACCAAGCACAACGGCAAACCAAAGTTGACACCGATGATTTGCAAAATCAATTTGACTTGATCGAAATACTCCGCGTTCGGCACGCTAGGGCTAAAACCTTGCAACTCTTCGCCCGGCACGCCGTCAATCATCATGCCGGGCTGGATGCCCTCAAGTTGCCTAACGCCGCTTCCGGTCGGTTGCGTCGAAGCGTCTCCGAACATGCCATCGACGGACGGCAACGCCGGCGATCCTGCGGCGATCTTGCGAAAGATTGCAAAGCACGAAACCACTTGCTGTTGAACAAGCTTGGCGAAGTTGATGTCTTCGAGCATCCCAGAGTATGCAAACACCGGCGCGAGTTGCGTAACGCCTCGATTCTGCCTGACCCGCTTTGGGTTGTAGACGTGGAAAACCTGCCGTAGTCCTTCGCTGTCGCGAACGTCAACCGGTCGCGACTCACCCTTTAAGCCGAACTCATTAAGCTCTTCAAGAATGTGATATTTGGTCCGCTTACCGAATCGGTCGGTCGTTATGCCGAGAAAGGTGTTTTCAATTCTGCTTTTGGTCTTAATCGAATGAGCTTCGACAAGCTGAAAAGAGCCATCCTCGGTCCCAAGCACAACGATATCGCCGTCGATCGACTCCGACCGGCACGCTTGCCGCTCCATCTCTTTCCAAGTCAGTTCGCCCGCTACGTCGCATTGATCGGGATCGTTCGAAAACGATTCCCAGCGGTTGTAGAGTTCGAGGTCTAGCCCCTTGTCGCCCGTTGCCGGATGCTGGACGAAACCGCTTTGAACGATGTTGTCGACGCGACGATCAACAAGCGTGCCGACTAGCCCGTCATTACGGTCCATGTCGCGGGCTTGCTCGATGTCCGCGTAGTACTTGTCTTCGGTGCGGTAGTGATAATTCGGCCCGGTTCCCTGCGGGTTGACTCCCGTGCGACGACGAATGAACCGGTTTTCCCGGCTCATGTCATAATCGGCACGGATCTTGTCGAACGTCGCTGCGATGCCTTGCGGATCTTTGTACTTGGTCATCAACGGAACCTCGTAGCACTGAGGAACCGGACGCCATTTCGACCACCGCCCGAAGTCGTGCCGTTAGCCGCGACGTAATCTTGAGCACGCCGCATCAGTTCTTGCACGGAGTCTTTGCCGATTGACAAAGACGAAGATTGATTGCTTGCCGATTCCGGGCGGAGAATAAGCCAACGCTTGGCCGCCGTGATGAATAGATTGGCCCGCGCGACGCTGCCGACCTCTTCAAAGTCGGCGTACTCAATTAGATCGGCTTCGATGTCCGCAATCACCATGCCATGATGCTATGGCACGGAATGCGAATTGCTAGATAGATCCGACAAACGGTTTATCGGCACTAGATGCGATCTTCTCAAGCATCCACTGCACCGCCGAAGTGCAATTTGTCACCGGTCGCCCGTTTTGCAATTGTTCGCCGCGATCCTGTAAGCCTCTAAGCAGTGCCCGAAGTGTCAAGCACTGATCGCGGCTTAGCTTTACGTCGGCACGCCTTGACACGTAGCCCGACCCCGAAACAACGCCTAGCGGCACTTCAACGATCGCCGTCGACTCGACCACCTGCGGGGCTTGCGGCTCTTCGTTGTCAACGCTCAAAAGATTTCCACGCTTCGCCATCTACCTACGCTCCGTCACAAGAAAAGGTTGGCCCCTGCTGTTAAGCAGACGCCGTACTGGTTGTTGTTGCCTCAACTGTTGCGATACTGGCGTCGTCTGCGTCTTCGGCAGAATGCGGACGCCTAACACGCCCGCTGCTGCACAAGCCAACGCCGCCGCATCTAGGTAGTGGTTGTTTTTTGACAACACTACCCATTTCCTGATCATACCACGACCGTGCACGAATGTCTCCCGTCGTTCTTCCGCTACGATGTGATGCGAGAATGACAAGTGCCGTTTGCGATCTGTCGAAGCGTAGAGCGACAAAGTGCCGTCATTGAATTGATTTTGATCGTCAAATGTCGCGGTAACAAAACGCTCTTGAACCCATTGCTTCCAATGTTCGGTATTGACGTTGTAGAGCCACAGTCTTTCGGTTGGTTGGTGCGCGGCGTAGGCTTCGATGAACGGCCGCTTGCCCGGTCCCTCGTTTGGCAATCGGAAACGCCCCTGATCCCAGCCCTTGGAAGCCGCAAACGGAGTTCCGCCAACCTGCCGAACAAACTCATAAATGGCTTCGGTGTAATCGCCTGAATCGATCAGGCAGAAGTCTAGCTTGCCATCTGCCGTGATGTCCGTTCGCCACTGCATAAGCGACGGAACCAACGCCGTCATCACTGCCTTGTCGTTCGTCGCCGCCATCATTCCCGGCGTTTCCATGACGCCATAGTCAACAATGTGACCGATTGCATTACCATGCCAACCAATCTTGACCCAGTGAGAATAATACTTGCCGACGTCTAGGCCGACAGTGACGAACTCGGTGTCTGCGTGATAGTCGCCTTGGTTCAACCCGCTGACCCGGCTTGCCACCCTGCCAGCGGTCAGCCCGGTCGTTTCTGGTTGCTCTTCCGGGTCGGGATCGTTTTGGTACTCAGTTTTAAATGCGGATAGATTTGTGTCGGCAATCTTGTTATAAGCTTGCTGGATGGCGGAAAGCACCATCGGCCGCCCGCTCTCGTCTTCAATCTCTGTGAAGTGGTCCGCGATCATCTTGACGCCCGTGTCCATCGCTTCGCGATTCGCGACGTAGAAGCCTACCGCCTCCGCTCCGTGCCGATCGCCTTTTTGCTGCGATGCTTGGCGAATGGCGATATATTCGTCCCAAAGTTCAAGGTTAGTTGGCCACGACTCTATAAGGCCAAACCGCCGCCCGTTGTAAGCCGGTTTAATCTTCGGATCGGTTAATCGAGCCGATAGGCAAAAACAATTCTGAGTCGTGGTGATAACCATGATCGCCATGCGGCCATCTTGCGACACAAGCCCCGCGATGTCTTTGTCTAGCGTGTTTTCGCGGTCTTCGATCTGTAGTTGACTTTTTGCCGATTCCTTCGTTTCCGGGTCGTCGACGATCACAAAGTCGGGTCGGTCGCCGTCGATGTTCACGCCTCGGAATGCTGCGTCTAGGCCGTAGTAAGCCATTTTGACGCCGCCGTAAGGTGATCCAGGCACGTCGGCAAATCGACAATAATCGCCTGACCAAACGATATTTGTTTTCACGCCGTCAACGTGCTGCTTGCTTGCCCGTTGCGGGGCTCCGTCTAGGCACCGCACCGGCCAGCATACTTCGGGAAAGTCCTCCAACAGCATTTCGTTCGTTGCAATCTTTCTCTTAATGTCTTGGTAGAGACGTTCGGCAAGTGCCGTCGTGGCCGCAATCGGCAGGATGAACCGCGATAGGCCCCGCAGCATCGAATACAACGCCATGCCCTTGACGATCTCGGTCTTCCCACGGCTCCGAGGAGCGGCCACAGCTTGACGACCGCCCGTTGTAGCGATGTCGAGGATGGCTCCGATCATGAATCGGTGATCGGTGCCGAAACCTAGCCGGTACACCCGCGGAAAGTATGTTTTCAAGAACCGCTCAGGATCGCCTAGGCAAGCTTCGCGACGGGCCGGATTCTTGCATTCTGGAATGACAATCCGGGCCGCTTCGCTGCGTTCCTGACGCTTTCGCTTAATGTCCTTTGACGTCGCATCGTCAATCGGCGTTAACGACACCGACCGTTTCAACGCCGCCAACGCCGCCGCCGCTTTGTCTTTCGGCAGCTTCGATAAGACTGACCTCAATGCCGAGGTCTCTAGCGATCTCATCCAATCGATCGTGCTCTGCTCTAAGGCTAACATCTACCGCCTTATGTTCGTCCGCTTGGTTTTGTGCCTCTGCTGACATTAGTGCCTTCGCCGCCGATGTCACCTCCCGCGGCGATGCCAACGGGCTCCTGATAATTCCGCATAGCTTTTCTAGCACCTCTTGACGCATTTCCGCTGTCATCGGCCACCGCTGGCAGACCGCCTTTGCCATTAGTCGCGTTTCTCGAACCGTCAATCGACACCTCCCCCAAACCCCCACTATGGCGATCAATTGGCCGCTATCGCCGGACTGTGTTTTTCAAGGATCGGGGCTTTCCCGAC